GATGCACTTCTGCTCTCTAAACCATTTGCAGTAAATCTTGCAAACTCATCATCTGCTACACTTGCACTATCTATCTTAACTGCATTAGTATTTGATATACCAAAAGTTAATGATGCTTGACCACCAATATCACTTAATACTTCAGATGCACTTCTACCTTCTATTGATGTACCATCTACACGCAAGAAGTCATTATCAGCTACACCCGATGTAAATACTGGTACATTTGTATTTGATATACCAGTGGCTGCAACTGCGGCTGTTCCTAACCCTAATGTTGTTCTTTGAGCCGCGGCATCTGCGTCATCAAGCAATGCTTTACCTGCTGTTGTTAAATCATATGTTGATGCAGTTCCTGATCCAGTAAATTGTATGCCTTTATCTGCGGCTGATGTTAAACCAGCTAATGCTTGTAACTCTGCGTCTAGCCTTGCGTTTGCTACAGTTCCAGATAATTGTGAAGCATCAATAGTTTTATTTGTTAATGTTTGTGTAGCTGATTCTGACACTAATGTTGAACTGCTACCTGCTGGTAATGTTAATGTATTATTAGCACCTACAGAATGAGACTGTGCAGTTAGTGTTTGTGCATGAGCATTACTAACTTCACAGTAAAATTTAATTTGTGATGCTGATCCACTATTAGATCTAAGGTCAATCAATCCACCCTCAACTGTAAGGTCGTCACCTACAGATAAATCTGCACCAACTGATGCGTTACCACTAGCATCTAAAAACACTGACTTCGATGCAGGTATTGTACAAAATATAGTTTTTGTTCCAGAACTAAAATCAACTGCGTTATCGCTATTCGAGCTACTAATAATTGTGCTTCTTGCTATCGTGCTAGAGTCACTACTGAGTGTACCTAGACCGACCTCAAACTCTGATGTGCCTGGTAGTGTAACTGCATAATATGTAGTATTATTGTTTCCAACACCAGCAGCAAAAGTTTCAAATCCAGTAACTGCACCAGCTAGTGTAAGTGTGCCAGTACCAGTTGTGGT